AGGGATGGCTCTAGCGTCGGCTGGTGAGCAGTGCGAATGAATCTGTATCTCAAAGCGCCAACGTCTTGTCCTGCGATCTTGCCGAAGTGCTGCTCTCGCCATTCGCCAAGATCCACCACGACGACCTTGACCAATGAATGCTGAACCGCTTTTCGTTTGGCGTTCCGCCTACGCACCGAAGCCCGGATGTCGGTGGCATTCGCATGCCAGAGCAATCCGCGCAGCCGGCGTTCTGGGATCCGTTCGCCGCTCGGTGCAACCAGATCGCGGCCAGCCAATCGCCAGCCCGCCCAGAGGCCGGTCAGTTCTACATGGTTCGTGACCCGCGCCGATGTAGATCTGCCGCGCAGCTGTTTGGGCATTGCTCGCCAACAGCCAGCACGGTGGCGACGGTCTAGATTGTAGGTGTCAGTCATGCGGGAAGTTCCGTTTCGCTAGGGGAACGGTTCGGCGGCAGGTCTTGATCCAAAGCCAGATCCAGCGCAGCCGAGCCCGCGCCGCACGACGAGATGATTTCGCATAATGTATATTATGTCAAGGCGCTATTGCGCTGGTTGGGTTCGTTTGCTGCTGCGCTCACAACGCCGCGGCGACGATGGCCCGCCACATGGAGATTGGCAGATGCGTGATCGAGAACTGACCGGCCCCTGGGCCGGTTTTTCGTTCGTACGGGGCGAGCTAGTTACGCCGGAGGGAAAAGCGTTCACACCCACCCAGCTCACCTGGCTGGCGCTGACATCGAGCCTGGCGCGGGAATGGTCAGCGATGATGGACGAGGCGAAGCTGCGGACGTGTAACCCTCAGTACAGGCGCTTATACGTGCCCAGGCCGCCACATCGTTCAACAGCGGCCAACGTGATCTACCTGCGGGACGTAATCAAGCGCAGGCATGAAGAGCGGTCATCAGTGGTGGCTGACGCGGGGTCCGCCGACAGAACGCGTGTGGTCCGGCGCACACGTGGGCCACGAGGTCCACGGCGCGGGTGAGGCGTTATCCGTAGGGGCTATGCCCCTACACCCCTTTGTTTCGTGACGCGTCACGTATCTTGCGACGGTGGAAGTAATTGTCGATCAGGCCAAGGACAAGGCCAAGAGCCATACAGGCGACAAGGAAAAGAGCGGCAAATTCGTTCACGGAGAGCCCTGCCATTAGTTATGTGACGCGTCACGAAACTACATTTCCAAGGTGGTTGGCCCGGTGAACGTTCCGCCCTTGGCCTGGGGTGATTCGGGGAACGTACCCTGCGTGCGCATGGCCTTGCTGACGACAGCGCCAGGAGTTGCCTGCTGCTGCGCCACTGGCTGCTGATCAGGCTGCACCTGTTGCTGCTGCTGGGTGCTCTGCCCCCTGCGGCCGTATGGGTTATAGGGCGCTCCGTGGCGGGCCACAGTGCGGCACTGGGGCTGATCAAGCTCGTACCGGGTGCCCTGCTCGGTGAAGCAGGTGCACGAGGCTTCCTGATGGCGTCCAGCGGCATCGCGCCCAGCGAGCGAGGACATGCAGTAGAGCTCGGGGTCGGCGGTGACTTCGCGCTGGTCATAGACGCGTGCGGTCCAGGGCATCGAACCGAATCGGGGTTCGTGGAGCCTCGCATAATCGGTGCGCGTTCCGAGGTTGCGTTGCGATCCGACCAATCCACCGCCAGGGCGCGCCGTCGCTGCCGCTCCGTCACTCCCTGGCGTTGCCTTGGCCGCTTCTTTGAGGCGATCCCCGTCAAGCTGGTTGTGTATGCGATTCGCCACAAACACGACTCCGCCAACGATCAAGACCAGCAGGACGCCAGCAGCGTAGTAGTACCAGGGAACGCCGCGCTTGGTGGTGTCAAGCTCGGTGGACTGATACATGCCCATGGGCCGCTTCGGAAGCCGGACGCGCTTGAGCATGAGCGGGTGCGCTTTCTCTGGCCTGGACTCGTAGCGGTCGAAGATGCGCAAGTGGACGAAGTTCATGCCGAACCGACGACGCACGTGGGTGTGCTTCTCGATCAGGTCGTGCACGAAGGTGTCCATCTGCTTTGCAGGGGACTGGCAAACGAAGATGAAATCTAGGCCGCGGTGGCGATGCTTAGCAAGCTGCTCAACCCAATGAGGCACCTTGGTGCCGGGGCCGCGCTTAGGCAGCATATCGTGCTCGTAGCACTCATCGATCAAGCAAACCGCGCCATCAGGAAGAAACGCCGGCCAGTCCTTGAACTGCTCTGGCGTGATGGGCATCAAGCCGCACTTGGCATGGTCGAGTTGGCGGATATTGCCTGCGTAGACCACCCTGCCCTCATCCTTGAATTTGAGCGCCAGGTCGAGCGCGTGCAGTGACTTGCCGTGTCCAGGCTGGCCGGTGAATTGGTAGATCATGCGCCCTGCTCCTTTCCGATCATGCCTTCGAGTGCGGCAACCGACGTAACAAATGCGCGCATGCCGACGCGCGCGACGATGGCGCTGATGATGAGTGTCATAAAGACGTCAATTCCAGAGGCTGAGAGGATGGTCAACACGTTGTCAGGCATGCCAGAAAACGTGTCTGCCACCCACTGCTTCACCGCAGGCATTGAGTAGGTGAAGTTGACCCAGGTGAGACCGAGACCGGCCATAACGCGGCCGACAATTCCACCCGCGCCAAGCTTGAGAGCGGTGATAAAGAGACCGGTGAGCTTGCTAAGAATGGCGTCCATTAGAAAACTGATTTCCCACCGAGGATGGTGAATGCAATGAACGAGCCGAGAGCGATAAACACCATGCGCACGGCAGCGAAAAATTGGCAAATCCAGTTCCATTGATCGAGGTCAACAGAGCCGTATTTGCCGAGGCTGACAGAGCCAAATTTGGGGCAGGCACCACCACCGCCCAGAAAACCGCTGCTATCCAACATGCCAACACCGAGTGCAACGGTGCGATGCGGTTTTGCAGGGTCAGCACCAGCACCGCCCGTGCCATCGCCTGAGACCTTCGTCCAATCAGGTTGGCCAGACCCTGTGCCATCACCTTTGGCAAGCAACTTTTCTGAGGCACACGCAGATCGCCATTGCATCAGCAATTGCGAGTACTCCATCGCGTCGCATTTCTCACCTGTACAGACAGGCATCGCTGCGCATGCGCCCCCGCTGATGTTGCGATTCTTGCGGGTGTTGCAATCGATGCGCCATTGAATGCGCGCCTGCCCGCACATGATGAGGCTACCGCTACAAGACGGCGGGCTGCTGCAATCGTCCCCGCCAGCAAAATTCTCTTTGGCTGTGCCGTCGTCCTCCCCGTCATCGGGGTCACCGTCGCCATCACCATCGCGCTTACAGGTGCCGTCTTTGCCGCGCACTTCGCCCTTGGCGCATTGGCCGTCGCCAGGGAGACAACCGCCAGAAGGAGACTTGACCTGTCCTGCTGGACACTCGTTGTCCTCCTGCTTACACGTACCGTCCTGGCCGAGCGTCATGCCCTCAGGACAGGCGTTGGGCTCACAGGTGCCCTTGGCGTTCTTCGACTGCCCCTCGGGGCATTTCTCGGGGGGCTTAGGCTCACAGACGCCGAGATACCTGTTCCAGTAGTAGCCGGCCATGGCTTTGGCTTCACAGGCATTAGGTGGATCCTTTGGGCACATGCCACCTAATGCCTTCCAGGTCATGGTGTCGTCAGCGTTGGCAAACCAAACGCCGTCGCAACCGTTGCGACAGCCGATACTGCCGGAGCGTGCGGTACCGACATATGTGGCCCACGGACCGGCCCCGGTGTAGTCGGGCTCCTGATCGCATCCTTTAGACCAAGCGAAATACCCGTAGTACGCCCGAAACCATTCACAGCTGGCGCAGTCCCTGCTTTCAAATTGACCGCGATAGGCTCGACTGCCCTGCTCGACATTGCACTCGGGATTCCTGTCGTTAGCGCCACGGCCACGGGCCGCTAGATAAGCAGCGGTTTGCGACATGCATGCGGTATACGCAGCGCCTTGCGTTCCAAAGTCTTGAGCACTGGCACGACCAATGCCACACCATGCAAGGGTTAGCGCTACAAGAACATAGGCAAGCCTGCGCGCTATGGCCGATGCGAACACGCGGGCGATCCAGTGCAATCGCATCACACGGCCTCGTAGGCAAGCCAGATAGCGCCGAGGACACCAACGATGATGATGTAACCGATCATGAGATTTTCCCCAAAAAAAAGGGGCAGGATCACCCTGCCCCGTTGGTGCGGAACAGGCTGGATTACTTGGCTCGCTTGATGAGGCTGTAAACCACGAAGCCGATGGCGATCAGCACCAGGGTACCGAGCAAGCCAACGATGATGGTCTGTGCGCCGGTCAATTCGGCCTGAGCGGTGCCGCCGATTTCGCTGGCGACCTGGGCGAACGCGGCAGGCGATGCGAAGGCAGCGACGGAGGCCAGTGCAGCAGCAGCCTTGGTGCGGCTGTTGGAAGCGAAGGCGATGAAGTTGGTGCGGGCATTGCGCAGTGCGATGTTCATGGTGACTCTCTCCAGTGGGTGATTAAAACGAGTTGTTGCGGCTTTCAAGCTGTGTGGTCCGAATGATCAGCCGCGCGACCAATCCGACAGTCCACGTCCCCACAATGGCGAACGCGATTTGCAAGCCATCCGTCACGCTCAGATACGGAAAGAGCGTTGGCGGGTGGCTGTAAAAGGGGGCCGAACACTGACCGGTCGATGCATCGAAATCTTCGACCTTGCACGTAAGCACAAGGGTCTGTGTTTGCACTACGGGATCGGTGTCGGCCATGGGTCAACCAGCTTTTGCAGGCTGGGTTGGAGCGTTGGCGGGGATCGGAATCAACGCGATGCGGCGGCCGACCTTGAGCGACTTGAAATCACCGACTTCGAGCGAAGAGGGATCGAGCAGATAGCGGCCTTCGGGAAACGCAGGCTGATCATCAGCGAGGTTGATGGTGAAGGCAGACGGGAAATCGTCGCCCTTGTCGATAGCAGCAACCTGCTCATTAAAGACCATGGAACTGCCGTCCTTACGGGTGATACGCCGGACGACCACGCGCGACGACTTGATGAGAATGCTGTTCATGCAGATAGCTCCAATTTCCAGATGATTAGCTGGCCCTTGTCAAAGATGACTTTCCACGGTGAGGGCCAGAATTCACCGGTTAGCTTGTCCACGTAGCCGCCCAGGGCTTTGCGGATATCGGCCAATGGGCCGAACACATCGCGTGCAGACTTGGGGGCTTTCCACCACCGCAGTTCACGCTTGGATTCAACATCGAGGCCGCCGATTGCATGAGTGCGAAATCCCTTGGGAAACGCAGCAATCATGTCGGGACAAAACTTGGATGCGTACTTGGCGAGATAGCCAACCGCGTTGCGCGCCTTTTCGATCTTAGTGTGACCATGTGGCCACCAGCCGCGACGATCAGCCTTCGGGATGAAGATGCCGCGCGGAATCCAGATCAGGACGTGATAGTGGGGAACGCCGGCTTTAGTGAGTTCACCGACCCATAGGTAACGGAAACGCGGGCGGTAGCTCCGGAAGCGTAGTCGTACAGCTCGATTGAAGAAGCCCCGGATTCGCTTAAGTGTCTCGCTAATGTCGCGAGCAGAGCAGTCACTTCGGTTTCTGTAAGTCGTGGTGAGCATGTACCACGCGCCACG